GGGTGTTAGAGCCGGCTGTGGAGGCTGGTTCGAGGGCTAAAGAGCTATTATGAGCGTCCGGTTTAACGTAGTAGTGAATACCATCAATCTCTTTGTATAGCAACAGAAATCCTTGGTCATTGTTGATGAAATAGTTAAATTTCTCTGTTTCTTGAGGTATATCGAATTGAACTCTCTTAAAACCTACTGTCAAATTGACCGGATCGTATGTTAAAAATACATTATCGACATTATCGTTATGATTTATACTGAGTGTAGTTTCATCATGCAATGTGACTGTGTAATATATAGCGTTTGTTGTTATGTCTTGAGCCCAAATCCATGTCATAGCATCTGCGGTTTCTCCAATTGCATATTCTCTAACAGGGTTCTCGACTATCTCTTCAACTATGTATATGTAAGCAGAACTATTTGTTATTGTTGGATATGCATTACATAGTAAACTTGTTGTGAACTGCTCTGGATATTTGGTTGTAGGTAATTTAAGCTTCAACAAATCGTTAATCTTGGTTAGTTTGGTTAGGTTTAATCTAGAGTGGTTATTACTAACCTGATCCAACATCAAGTCATTGAATATAGGTATATTTAAACTTAAACCATCACTGGTGATTGCTGATCTAGTATCAAATTGGAGCATGTTGTCGTGTATGTGTGTATGTGTGATCGACTTCCAAGCTTGTTCATTCTTTATATTGATCGTTTTCATACACAGTAATAGTTCCACACCGTACTATATTCAATATGGTGTGTACCTTGCTCCATGGTTGGTGATTAGATTAAACCCAAGTTCCGCCGGCGAGCGTGATTGAGAACTGCTCCATCACCTACATCGCCATAACCGTCTTCAATAGCAGTTATGGCTCGGAGTGATGCAATTTCTTCAATCTCTGCCTTGTGGATACTCACGATACCAACTTTACCACCTAGTGGTTTGTAATCAACATCGCTTTCAGTAGGTATTTTAGAATATGTTTCTTCAACGTTTGCCATATGATTATTTATATCAGCTATCATCAATAACTGTGATAGTTAAGCTCCTATCATGTATTTTATTAGTACCGGTAGTTGGTGTAACATTAGTGAGATAGTCAATCTTTTTGTTATTATCTCTACAAAAATCAGAAACTAGATATGAAAAATCAATCTGATGTTTTCTGTTGTATATTTTGTATGGGTATGGTACTTCATATGTTTTGTTAATGTTCTTGCTAGTCTGTATTGTAAATCTAACATAATAATCTGTTTGGTGGAATAACATCAAACGACCTCTACGTACTGTCTTATCATTGATCGAAAAAATTACATTCTTCAGTAGAAAATCTTTCATTATATCTAACTTCATACATTAAAAAAAGCTTCCTTCTGAGCTGGTGTCATGGGATAAATGGTCTCATTAAAATACTCCCAGAACTCACGACCATCACCACTAATTGGTATCTGACTTATTAACTCACAATTATCTGCACTTATGGCTCTGTAATCTTGTTTAAATATATCCCAAGCAATAACAAGATTTTTACTTGGAGGGCTGTATTTCGGTGCTGTGTGGATTGGTTTGTAATGTAATGTCTGTCTACCTGCTTCACTGAGTAAGATGACAGGAGAATTCGTACACAACATTCTACGTGTTGTTGGAGCTCCTGGTTTTGCTCTGCGTCGCTTGAATTTAATTTCTAAAACATTATTTTCAAGCAACACACGAAGTGTGCTTGCACCTACTTTCATTAATCATTTTTTGGAGCACATACTCCGAAAATACGATCTTCATTTAAAAAACAGCTATTTTTGACCTTGCCATGACTTTGGATCTCAAGATTACCTACAGCTATTCCTTTGTCGTTTGGAAAGCATACATGGTCACCAACGTTAACCAGTGTGCAGTTTGGTCCTGCTAGTAGTACTTCTCCTATTCTCCAAGTGAAGGTACTTGTATTAATTGGTACCCATACACCGTTTTTTAAAATTTCTGTACCTTCGTCATTACAATCAACGTACTTTACAAGAATAATGTCATCTAAAACGCTGGTTAGTTCGTAACCAAACAGATTGAAATTTTCACTACCTGTATAATTGTCTAGTTGGATTGTTCCTTTGACTCGGTCATTTAAATTGGCTTGGGCTTGTTGAACAATTGCTTTGGAACTCATAATATAATTTAATCTCACGTTGAGATAATTCAAGTCTCTTAGCTAACAGATCAACATGTTCTGGGTCATCTTCTTTGTTATGTTTGATTTTCTTAATATAATACAATCTCTTAAATTTGAGTTTAGGTATAATTGAGTCAATAAACTTATAAAACTGCTCTTTTGTTTCAAAACAACCGGATAGTCTATTTGTTGTGTTGTTCAACAACTTGGCTATCACAGGACTATACATGCTAGCCCATCTGTTGATCATAAACTGATTGAAATTTACATCATCATTAACTATATTGATAAACTTTTTTTTCTTATTGAATAGTAAATCATCAATATAACTAAAAATGGTTGTCATTACTTAGAGATAATTTTAGTTGTCGCGAGAAACATGTCATCATTCATTGCATAGAACATTTCTACAATTGTATCTTGTAGATATTTGACCTGATCATCATCTAAACGTGTGCTATATGCAAAACTAGGAGCTTTATCTCCTGCAACAACATTAATACCAGTATGTCCTAGAGCGGCACCGTCTTTTGTGTAGGTTATACTCACGCTACATTTACCTTTAGGTTGGATGATCCCTCCGCTTGTAAACTCTTTGTGTACAATCAAATCATCACCATCAACTTCAATAGGAGCTTTGATTAAACCCTGGAGGATATTCGCGATACCTGTATTGAATAAGCGTTGCCAAGCAACAGCACCAAATGAGTCAAGCCCAGGTATCTCCCAACAAAAATTAATAGCATCATCACTGTAAATAAAATCATTCTTCATTACATCCTCATGATCTATCATACCATCTGCTTCGACTAACATAGGACTTCGAAATGTTACAATATTACCAATTGGTAGTGTTCGTTTATTGAAATATGTATAAGCAAATCGCTTGTGTATTAGATTACCGTCGTAGTTTTTTACATCTATTATCATACTATGATTATAGTATATGAATCAATTAATATCAACAATATTAATTTGAAATCAATGATGTTATTTTATCGAGAGTTGATTGAAAACCATTACGAATATTATTAAACGCATCGTAATCATTGTTTAAGTTTCTAAGACCATCAAATCTCTCTAGGCCAGTACCCCACACATCTGGATCTTTACTGTCACCAGTACCGAAGGTAACAGGTACACCCATCGCCATGCACGGTAGATAACAATGTAATCTAGAAGTATAAACATGTTTAGCATGAGAGTATAATTGTAATACCTTGAGAGCAGTTCGTAAAGCCAATTCTGGATCAAATCTTATCCTCATTTGATGATGTGAAATAATTTTTTCATTCTCATGCATCCCAGATCTCTTGTAATCAACTAAGTATACGACATCCTCTGGTTCATGTTTCAAAAAATTGATACTAGTAGTTAAACAACCAGAGAAATAACAATCAATGTCATGTTTTTCTAGCTTTTTGAGTGTGGCTAGATCTCTACATCCTACAGGAGCATGCTTGCGAAATACGTTTAACTTGTCAGGTTCAAGTAATTTATCATTATAGATGTGAAAAGATGTGAAGATTGGAGACACATTCTCCGGTATTTTGAAGTGTATGTCTTCGTTTATGTTACATGGCCACATCCACCACCCGTTCATCAAAGTAATAATATTATCATCACTGGGGATATCGTAAAAGTTATCACGTCTTATACGTACAAAATTGTAATCAGGTATATTATTGTTGATAACACCTTCTAAAAAATCCGGAAAGGTGTAATTCTTTTTTGAAACACTGTTAATTGATTGTCTATATATGTTTAACGCTGCTAATGTCTGTACATAATCACCTATATTGACAGAGGAATAGTCCGGATAATCGTTTTGATACACAAAATAACCTAAATTAGTCATTAGTCAGAGCTCCTTTGTAAAAGTTAATCATATCATCCGCATATTTTGTATGTTTACCTTCAATATCACTGTAACCCTCTTGTTGAACCACACGTATTGGATGAATTATAAAAGTTTTGCCTCTTGAAACAACGACTTGGTTATAAAAAACATCAATTACTTTAAAATTTTTGACAGATTCAAGTACATAATCGAAAATTTTACCATTAAGAGCGTAAGCGTGTGTTGTGTATGCGAAATTTGTATGTGCAACATTGCTGGTTACAGGTGTGACCTTACTACCTGGAGCGATAGTCGCACCAAAATAGAACATATCCCACTCTAAACCATCTAATTCATCTAAAGCATTACTAATTTGATCACTTTCCCCCGGCAGAACCTCAATATCATCTTCAAAAATTAATATATTACGTTTATTCTCTTGTTTTGCGCGCGTTATTATATCAACATGGCTCATCCGACAACCAACAGCTCCCTGCGGGTGTTTTATTGCTGGATATCTCTTTAAAGATGTTATACCTAACTGTTTAAGTGCTTCAACAGCAGTTTTCCAACGATCTTTTCTTTCTTCTAGATTGATACAATATATATCATCAAAAAAATCATTAATATTCATGAATTCTTCAACATTTTTAGTGAATCTACAACACCTTGCTTATCAACTAGTGGTGGATTATTTGGAGCATGTCCATGTTTTTGCTTATATAACTCAATACCCCGTTGAACCTTCTTGGCCCACTCTTGTTTCTCCCAAGGTACGTCTTTTTCAGTCGCGATACTACTCTCATCTATCGCTCCTTTCTGAGACATAATTAAATGCTCGCTATCTGCTAGATCAGCGAACCACCAAAATGGTGGATGCATACCAGCTTTGATAATTCTATATGTATGTTCAACGTGCTCCCAGGCATTTTCATTAAAATCTTCATCAAACAACCCAACCTTTGCAACACAATCATGATGGTAATAAACAAATGCTGCCACAGTGTGTTGATACAATGCTATTTTTACATCATCTTTATATTCAACTATCATTCTTGGTGCGGGTTTAGAATCTTGTTTAGCTAGATGTCGGTTGTGTAAATCATAACGTATGTTGGGATCTTGTTCTCTATTGAATGGGCTACCGGGCCCGTAGTTCAAGTGCTTGATACCACTTACTTTTGATGCTTTAATGTACTTTTCAAACACATCCTCGTCTTGTATTACTGTATCATCTTCAATAATAAAGATATGTTCACAACCATCTTTGTATAGATAATCAATTGCATCGTTTTTAGTACGGGACAGTTTCATATTCTCTTCATGTTGTATCCAATTCGTCTTGTCATTCAACACAACACCCTCTTTTTCCAAGTCGTACTCCGGACCATCGTTAACAACGACAGCTGAATCTACTTTGTCCCATGGAATGCTAGCGTAGCAGTGCTTGAAAAAATGCGGTCTCTTGTAAGTAATGATACCAATACCTATTTTATCTTTGGTCATACCATTATATTTTATACCATAAAACACACTAAATCAAATAAATAATAATAATGACAAAACGTAAGGCCTCTTACAAACGAACATCTTCAAAAAACAGAAAAGACACTGAGATTGAAGAATTACCCGAGATCGTTACACGAAACACAATGGATCGCACGTTCAAGATCACAACAAAATATGATTTAACTCCAGTACATAAAAGCTTTGTTGAATTATGCTTTTGTAACAATACAAAAATAGCATTTGTTGATGGACCAGCCGGTACAGCTAAAACATATTGTGCTGCTTATGCAGCGTTACACATGTTAAAAGCACACAAGATAGATGAGGTTGTATATATACGAAGTATTATCGAGAGCGCTAGTAAAAGCATGGGGAGCCTCCCGGGAGAAGTAGATGATAAATTTTTACCATGGACATTACCATTGCAAGAGAAACTAAGTGAATTGATATCGAGCTCCACGATTAATAATCTATTTTCACATGAGGTAATTAAAGCTTTACCTGTGAATTATGTCAGAGGTCTAACATTCAAGGACAGTATGGTTATTGTTGATGAAGCGCAGAACTTGACCAAGAGTGAACTAATAACAATATTGACTAGATTTGGTGAAGATAGTAAGATGTTAGTGATTGGTGATACTTTACAGACAGATATTAATGGTAAAAGTGGCTTTGCAGAAATATACAACACATTCAATGACCAAGAGAGTGAAGATAATGGTGTATTTTGCTTCAAGTTTACAGACAGAGACATCATGCGTAGTGAAATGTTGAAATTTATCGTGAAGAAGCTCGGGCAGAGATAAATATTATTGTAATGGATAGATTTGATAGTTTAGTCAACGAGATATTAAAAAAAGACTTACATGTTGGAGACAAAGTAAGAAATATCAACCCAGACTGCGAGCATTATGGTAGTGAAGGAGTTGTGAAGAAGAAATCCAGTAGACCGGAAGAGAAAAGCGGAAGTGTCAAGAACAAACACAACATACCAGGTAGTGATGCTGAATACGAGGTGACCAACGATACAAAAAACGCCGGTAAAGGTGATAAACTAAAAAAGAGTCTAGATCAGCTCAAGGTTATATCAAAAACTTAAGAGCTTTTTGAAATTCTTTTAAAACGCGACCAGGATCACGTGCTTCTCTACTCAGAACTTGGTTGCCGTCATCATCTTCTGTATATAACGGATCGATTTGTGATTGAAACTCTTTTTTGAAGCTTTCTACAAACTCTTCACTGAGTTTTAATTTGGATGGGAAACGTTCTCTAACAACTGTTTTGTATAAACCAAAATTTTCGTTAACATTCTCTAAAGCATCATTAAATTTCTTCATATAATGTTACTTATACATTTTAATACCTTCTTCCCCTGTTTCATCTGGAATTGGCATGCCAAATTCATCAAATAACATGTTTGTATCCACAAGAGTATCATCTTCTCCAAACATTTTACCGGATTTATCAACATAGAATTCAATCATCTTTATTCTCTCATCAGTCTCACCGAATATTTCAATCATAGCTGCTCGATCTTCTTTCGGAAAAAAGCGTTCATCCTCTTTCATCCAGGACGAATACATAGCTTTAAAGAAATTATCAATTTCCATGATATATTCAATATCAGTTTCACGCACACCGTCATCCTCAATGTTGTTTTGAGTAACATTTGTAATTGGTATAAAGAATATAATATCTAACATCTTCATAGACTCTTTTACGATTGGTATACACTTTTCAACAAACATTTCAGATATATCACCAACACCTTTATGAAAGCACCACATGGTGTATATTAAATTATCAAGAGGACATCTATCAAAAATAACAAAATCATCAGAAGAATACTTTTGCATCTCATCGATCATGTAGTTTAATATGGTCCACTGTGTGTCTTCATTCGTATTCTTGCTATGTTTGTTATCTTTCAAACAATCACGATAAGAGGTCTCGGGAGTCTTGTACATATCCCAATTTTTAAGAAAGGCGTTGAGTAGTGTTGTTTTGCCTTGCGCGGCTGTTCCAGAAATTGAGAGTCGCATGGAACTATTTACTTATTGGTGCGCACTTTTCAACTAAACACCTGTGGTTTTATCCCAGGCACTAACATGTAATCTTGTTAACCCGATATAGCCATACTTCTTCGCCATCTCTAAGCAAAATCGAGTACGTTCATGAAAATTATCTTGACTATCCAACCCTGGCATCATTAGGACACGATCGTGAGGTATTTTGAATGGTTTAATAAAATCTTCTTCAATCTCTTTGAGACACTCCT